AGCGGCGGCGCGGATGTGCCGAATCCCGTGCGTTGCCCGTAGCAGAAGACGAAGGGAATGGACTGCAGCGTCGTCGCGCCTTCTGCGTGCATCTGCCACTCTTCCCGGCCTGCGGCGTTCGCCACTTTTCGGAATGTCCGCCAGCGGCCCGGTTCCAGAACTCGAACCTGCTCGATCGTCTTCTGGCCGAACTCGCCGTCGTCCTCGCGCTCGGTTTCCAGCAGTCGCAACTGCATGAGCGTCACCACGCCGGCGACGCGCTGGCTCTTCCACCCCAGTACCGTGCCGATCGGGTAACGCTTCCAGTACGGCCGCAGGCCCGCAGCGAGCTCCTCTGCCCGGGTTCGAACGCCCTGCGCGGGCGGGAAATCCACCAGCACGCCGCTAACGCCTGCAGACAGAATATCGACCATCAGGTCGCCAGCGAACGCGTGGAGGTTGCGGCCCTCAAGGTCGATATTCTCGGAGAACTCTTGGATGCGCGCCGGCACATCCTCACCCAGCTGCAACGGCTTGCTGAAAGGCTTGCCAGCCAGCACCCGCACCGTCTGGCTGTACGCGGGATAGAGCGTGCTTACGGCAAGTCTCGCGTCGTACGAATTATTCTCCTCGTTCGGCCATTGCGGCAGAAAGGTCTTCCCAGCTGCGCGCATGGCCGACGTTCCGCCCATCAGCGCGCGCACGAGCGGCCAGTGCTTGGCCATCTCCGATACGGCGTCTGATGCTTTGCGGACTTCGTCGGTCATCTGGTGGCCCTCACATGCGCAGCGGCGCTACGGTGACTGTTCTGGTCGGCATCGTGCAGCGGTAGCGCACCTCGTCGGCGACGTGGTCTTCGGCATCAGTGTCGATGTCGTCTGTGTTTCGGTCGTCGCGCGGCAGCACGGGTACCGTTCGAATGAATTGCCGGCAGGTATCGAAAACAAGCAGCCCAGGCTCTTCCATGGGATGCTGAAGCGCCGCCTTCAACATCTTGCGCATGCGCTCCCAGCCGTTTCGGCGGCTACCCGGCCCCTTGTCGGCCTTCTCCCACTTCACGCCAAGGCGCTCCATATCGGCTGCAATGCAGACCCCGTTCTGAGTGTCGAAGATGGCCGAATCCGCCGGGCCGGACCGCACGCGGCCAGCAATGCCGATCTCCTTCTCTGATTTGACGATTCCCCTTGCAACCTCCACGGCCAGCATTCGCAGGCCTTCATTCGGCTTTCCGCTCCAGCCGTACCACTCAGCAATGCGAATCAACGTGCCACGCGGGAAGCTGCGGCGGGATCCGTCACGCATGACGGCGTCAGTGCCGTCCGTTTCCGCCCACCAGCCGACACTGAATGGCTTGCTGCTGCCCCAGTCGAACGAGCGATCAATGCGCCAGCCAGCCGGGATGTCGAACGGTGCCAGGGCGTGCTTCGCTTGGTCCCACACGTCGTCGAACATGCCGCCTGCGACGATATTCCAGTCGCCGTCACGCATCGCCTTCACGAGTGCCGCATTGCCCAACCCTTCGAGGCGATCGACGTAATCCGGGTCGTTCTTGGTCAGCGTTGGGTTATCCGCCAGCTTTGCCGGGATGTACTGGCGGAGCATGCCGCCCTCGATCTTCGGCTGCCGCACGATCTTGCGCGGAGGTGCGATGTCGATGAACGTCGCCTTGACCCAGTTGTGGCCGATGCCACCCGGGTTAGCGCTTCCCAAGATGCGGGGGAAAAGACCGGCGTACTTCATGGGAAGCTTCAGCGCACCCATCCGGCACCGGCCGCGCAGGTACCGGTAGATTTTCTCGGTGAAGTGCGTCAGCTCATCCAGCATCAGGACATGAATCTCAGCGCCCTGATACTTGGTCACGTCCTTCTCGTACTGGCAGTGGCACAAGTGAATCTTCGAGCCGTTCCAGAACTCGATGAAGGCCTTCGACCAGTTGATCTTGACCAGACCGGAATCGATCCACTCCGAGAGCATGGCCGGGAATCCGCTCACGCCCTCCATGTGGTTCTTCAGTAGGTCATCGGACAGGCGCCGGAAGATATAGACCTGCAGGCCGGGTACGTCGGTGCACCACGCGATCGCGCCGACTCGCATGAGATGAGACTTCCCGCCACCCGCCGCACCGCCGTAAAGAATCTCCGTCGCCTGGGATAGGTACGCCTCACTCTGCTGCGGGTGGAGTGCGAGTTCCATTCAGCACCAGCTTCAGTTCCGGCGTCTTGATCTCGCCGCTGTGCTCCACCCTTTCCTTGAACATTCCGAAGTGTCGGCCCAGCAGCTCAAGATTCCGGACCTTGTCCGGCCACTTGATCTTTTTCAGGATGCCGATCATCTCGCGCTGGTCACCGCGGCCGTCAAACATCTCTGCAAGGTCAAACCCGCTCAGGTACTGACGCCAGACCTTCGGCCACTCGCTGACCGGCTTGATAGCCATCTGGTCATCCATGATATCCAAAACGTCCATCTGGTCGATCTCGATCATCCGCTTGAGCACGTAGTCGGCGTCGACCTCGGTGCGCGCAGAACGAGCCTTCTGGGCAGCTGATATCGCGGCTGCGACTCCAACATTACCCAACAATCTTGGGCCTTGCTGCTCTGCGGTCTTGGCGCTGTAGCCGGCGCGTATCGCGGCCTGCGTCGCGTTTAAATCGATCAGGTACTCATCAACAAATCGCTGCTGGCGAGGCGTGAGTTTCATGTCGGCACCTTTCCTGGTGACAGCATGCGTGGTGCGGCTGCCGTTTCCACGGCGAACTTGACGCCAGCTTCCGCAGGCAAAGAAAGTTCCGGAACCGCCCGAAAACGGCCCCGGCAAAGGACAACAAGGAGGAGGGATAGGCGACAAAAAGCCCGCCGAGATTTCTCTGGGCGGGCTTTGGGTACTTATCCGAAACGAACTCTAATCCCACATCGAATTTGGAGTCAATTTTTTTCAGCGCTCCACAAGGCCTTTCGCGAACAAATTGGCATCAATGGCTTTCATCGCGCGGCCCTCGATGCCACCGAGGTGTTTCGCGATGCGCTTCGCGTGGTCACCCATCGTGTCCCGCCCGACGCCAGCGTGCTCCGCCAGCTCGCCCAGATTGACGGTGTCGCCGAAGATGCGGCGGACGATGCCATTCCGAACGCGGTAGTGGCTCACGGTACCGGCCAAGGCCATCCGTAGCACGTACTCCGTCAGATGGTCGGTTGCCGCGCGCCACTCACGGCCGGGACGCCAGCCGCTGCAGCAGGATTGCCGGCACTCGCACCGGTCGCGGCGCGGCGCGAAGCGTGCGGTGACCACCATCGCTTCGGCGGGGTTCAGGCGCGACACCTCTGCGCGGATCAGCCCAGCCTGGCCGGCGCCATCCAGGCCGACCAGTCCCTTTCCGCTGCGCTTCGGGCCGTCAGACATCCGGTTCATCCTTGGCCGGTCGTAGGCTTGGTGCGAGAAGTTGAAGGCGAACACAAGCGCGGCGTGCGTGCTGCCGAACAGCGGCTCGACTTCGATCTGTTGTGCGGCTTCGCTCATGCGACCTCCCTGATCTCGATGACCACACCCGGCGTGTCGAGTGCGTCGATGTCTTCGAGCGGGTAGGTCTTCCACAGCTTCGTGTAGCCGATGACCCGGGCGTCGTCTGCCCATATGCCGGCATCGGTCAGCGCGTCCTCGGTGGAGCGCGCAAGCTTGGAAAGGTCTGGGGTGCGCATCGGGTACGTGCGCCGGCGCTTCGGTGCGCTGGCCGGCTTTTGCAGCGTGAAGACCATGCTCACGACAACCGGGCCGTCGATCGGCGCCGCGCCGGTTCGCTCGCGCAGCGCCTCGGCTGCCGCTTTCACGTCCTGCCGCCACGGACGGACCTTCTTCGACGACTCCGTGAGGATCGCCCGGCCGGCCTTGCTCATGCCCTTGAAGCTTTTCGAGCCCTGCGGCGCCGGCGTGCCGCGCACCGTCAGCCTGATCACCCGCCCGTTGGGCGTCGCTTCGCCCACAACGCGTTGACCGCAGCCTTCAGCCTCTCGGCGTCCGCCGTCGCCATTCGTTCGTACTGCGCCTGTCGCGCATGCCGCGGCAGATTCGAAACCCAGCGCACCTTGCATTCCCAGCACTCCGTCATTCGGTACCATCCTGATTCACCTCCGTTTGCTGCCGCGCGGGCGCAGCAGTCGCACTCACCATCTGCTTCACGCTGCATCCGTCTGTGCTCTTCGCGGCTCGCAGCGCCCTCCCTCCCAAACTTCGTCCAGCGCCTCGGAAGCCATCGCGATCTGTGTCGGCGTGACCGGCTCGCGGTCGAGGTACCGAGCGCGCAGCCGGCGCGCCCAACCCCTGTCGCCCGGAACGTCGACGCGAACCGCGACGGCACGCTCAACGTTGCGGGCTCGTTGCTCAGCGTCCGGCGTCGGTGGCGGAAGCGCCTTTGCCTGCTCGGCGACCGTCTGCCGGCACAGGTCCAGAAACTCGGGCAGGGTCGGCGGCATGCTTCGGTGCCGACAAGCCTCAAGCGCCTTGGCGATCCGATCGGACTGTCCAGCGAATCCACCCAACTCCTGCGCCCAAGTCGCCTTTGCGTTCAGCAGCCCGCGGTCAAACTGCCGGCCGGCGCGCTCCACGGTCTCGCCACTGCGCCAGCGATCAACCCACAGCGAGCCGTAAAGCCCCTGCATGCGGTCGAAAATCCGCTCAACCCACGAGTCGGGTAGCGGTTCCCTCGATGGTGCTGCCGTCATCGGTCTGCCCTTGCTCATCGGCGGCGCAGGCCGCCCGGAAATCGGAAAGTCGGGTGCCCGCGGCGATGCGGCGGGCGTCTTCTCGGCTCATTCGGTCGGGCGGACTGCGGTTCTTGGCGGCCGCGCCGGTGTCCTGCAGAATCGCGTTCAGGTATCCGGCGTTGATCGCCGCGGCGCTGCCGCTGTCGTGTCGTCGCTGCTGCGCGATCTCCAGCGCCTGAAGGGCCTGGGCATCGGTGACGCCGCGTGCTGCCCAGTCGCGGACGTTCGGGTCACCGGCCTGCAGCGCTGCGCCTCTGGGCCTGAGCAGCATCACGAGCTGCAGCGAACGCTCGTTGACCGAATCTGCTGGTCGAGCTCCAGGCAGCGCAGCAGCGTGTGACGTCACACGCTCCTCTGGTTGATCCATTGCTGCTGCTTGTTCACTCTGGTGTCTGGTGTCTGGTGTCTGGGTAGACGTGTTGTCACGCGTGACAGGTGGCGTGACGTCTTGTGACTTGTCACGCTTCGTCACGCGTGACAACAACGCTTCGAGCTCACTCGTTTTCGTGTCGAATGCGGGTACGAAGCCGTGACCGCGGAGCGCTTCGAAAAGCTCCTTTCGGCGTGCGCGCGCCCTTTTCTGGCGTTCTCGTGCGTTGTCTCGCTTCGCCTCGCGGTCCGGAATCGTCTCCAGGTAGCGATCGATTTCTTCGTCGCACCTGTGTTGCCGGTATCCGTCGTCCGTGAGTTCGAAAAATTCGTCGAGGATCGTCTGCACCGCAGATTTTTCTTCACGACTGTGCGCGCGAACGCGTCGCTGGATGAGCTTGATGTCGGCCGGCAGCGGCGACTCGCTGGCCATGTACCAGCGGATCAGGCGGCTGTAGATCCCGTCCTCGCACGCCGTCAGATGCGCCGTGGCCTGGTCGTAGTCGCCGATGTGGTGCTCGTAGTAGTTCATGCGACCACCTCGCGGAGAGCTTGGTCGCGTCGGTTGTAAGCCTCCCACATGCGCAGGTTGGCCAGGCGCGCGATGTCCATGACCTGCGCCGGCGTCAGCTTGTGGGCGTCCCGGGCCGGCGTGGCGCGGCGTATGCACTGGACGATCACCTGCGGATCGCGCCGGTTACGCGGCTCGCGCAGCAACAGCACACCGCTCGCAGTGCTTGGCAGTGCGGCGAACAGGTCTTCGCGCCAGATTTCGGCGGGCAGCGCGTAGTAGTGCTTCCACACCTTATGAGGGTGCTCGATACGGTGCCCCGCGCTCCACCATTCGGGTGACCCTGGGGCGAGCCCTGCAGCGTCCTTCTCCTGCCATGTGAGGCGGTGCCACCACTTTTCCTTCTTGGCGTCGGCCTTCAGATCGGCGCGGCTGATCTTGACCTCGACGTCGATGATCCGCAGGTCTGTTGTAACGCCCAGCACGTCACACTCGTGGCCAGTCCAGCCGCAGTTGTCGACCAGCACAACGCACTTGCGCGCCAGCGTCTGCAGCGCGATGGCGCGGGCGATCATGGCTTCGGACCACTGGAAATTCATGCGGCACCTTGCAGCGGGATCGGTTGCCAGCCGTAAACTAGAAACCCTGCGATGCCGCTCTCGGCAAGCGCCTTGGTGTTCTTCGGGCCATAGGCCAGCAGCACCGACGGCGCGCCCCCGTTTGCAGCGGCGCGCGTGCCGTCGCCGTGGTGGAAGTGCAGACGCCCTGCGATGAACAGCATCGCGCTAGCACGGCGCCACCCCTGCTGAACGAACATTTCCGTCTCGGTTCGCGCGAAGATCAAGGCGATGCCGTCGCCGTGATCCGCCAGTCGCTGCAGCCACACGCCGGTTTCCCGACCGTATGGTGGGTTCAGCCACACCCGGCCATGCCACGGCTTTTGCAGCCCGTTCTCGTTGATGGTGAAGTGCTGCGTAGCCATGTCCCACGGCCGAACAATCGGCGCACACGGGTCAAGGTCGAAGTCGCCAAGGGCACTGAGGATGCCGGGCGGCGTCAGCCACTCGTCCTTGCCCATTGCGTTAGATTGATGCCCGCCGATAGTCACTCGAACAACTCCATCTGCACCGGCTCGTGCCAAAGCCACGCGTTGCCCTCGCGCAGTCGGCGAGCGATATCACAGCGTGTCTCGACAGGGTCAGATTTCGGCCACTGACGCATGTGCATGGCGAAGTGCATGTCGAGCTGGTAGGCGGCGTTCATTGAAGAAGGTCGCTCAAGGCGAACCATGCTTGACCACGTCGCATGCGGTTCAGCGAGAAGCCCGCGCGTTCAATCCTTCGGCGAGCCTTGCGCCGCTGGCGAGACGAGCCGGACAGGCCGACATCAGCCCAAACGTAATCCGCCCACAGCATGCGCAAGCGGGGAAATTGCTGAACGATTGGCTGGGCTCGTTTCATACAGCGCCCGTGGTGGCCAGAGCCGCCTCGACATCAGCCAGGGCGCGATTCGTGGCCGCAGCCTTGTCGGCCAGCGCCTGTTGTGCAGCCTTCAACTCGTCGTGCGTGGCGCCGTCGATCAGATCCACCACCGCCTGCACGGCGTCAGCGTCCTCCACGGTCATGGCGCGCAGGTGCTTCAGCGCATCGACAGACGACGGATCAGTGTCCGCAACGATCTCGCGCGCGCCGATACCAAGCGGGCGCAGCAGATCCTCGACGCAGTGCAGTCGCAGGTCCGAGGGCAGGGCGGCGAGAACAGTCGGCACGAAGTTCGCCGGCAACAGGTTCGTGTCCTTGGTGCTGTCGTCCAGCCACCGGAAAACACGGTCGGCATTCACCTTCGTGCGCTCGAATGAGTCTGTCGTGTGCGGCTCGAAGCGGATGCCGGTGTTCGCCGGTCCTTCGATCGCATCGTGCATGTCGACAATCGCCTGAACGACGGTTTCCCGGCTCCATCCGCTGCGCTTTCGCCATACCTGGACGTAGTCGAGCAGCGTGGCGATCGTCGTCCGATGCGACTCGTGTCGCATGACAGGGGTCGGCGCGATCCTTGACACTGGTTTCATGCTGCAGCCGCCTGCGCCGATGAGTTTCGGATAACCGCCCAGTCGACGTCAGTACGCAGATCCTCGACACGCACGGCGCCACAGGACTCTCGCTCGATGTTGATGCACGTCGACTCGGCGATCTTCTGGCCGCTGCTGATGGCCTTTCGCAGATATCCGACAGACGTTCCGCACCGCGTGGCGAAGTCGCGTTGCTCGGCGGTCGGTATGCCGTTCAGAAGAAGACGGAGCTTTTCCATTGGGAGACAGAGTTAATGTGCATTCCCGGACATTACCTTGAGGTAACGCCCCGGTCAATACCTCCGGGTTATTTACCGTAAAGTAACGCCCGGAAACAATGGCGCATGGACAGAGAACAGCGAAAAGAGCATCGCCGGCAGCGCTTCATCGCCCTGATCGACGAGAAGTTCGGCGGCAACCAAGCGCGCTTCGAGTCGAAGACTGGAGTGGCGGCGAGCCTTGCGTCTCGCTACATCAGCGGCAGCAAGGGCATCGGCGAAGACATGAAGGCGAAGATCGAGGAACAAGCCGGGGTTCTAGGATGGTTCGATGATTCAGAAAGCACGGCTGAGCTTTCACCGGAGCGAGGGCTACAGATCGACGTGTTGAGCGTTTCTGGATCCATGGGGTTCGGTGAGCCGATCCCCGACCACGAGACGGTGATCAACCGCCTGAACGTCGAGCTTGATTGGGTGCGGAAGCATCTGCCGTCTATATCGAGCCCCGGAAACCTCAAGGTGATCAGCGGCTACGGCGATTCGATGGCGCCGACATACAACGACGGCGACATTCTTTTGGTCGACACGGGTGTGCGGTCAGTCATGATCGATGGTGTGTATGTTCTCAGCGCTCACAACCGGCTATACATCAAGCGGGTGCGCCAGCGCATGGATGGTCAGTTTGAGGTGTCGAGCGACAATCCGACGGTCAAGACGGTCGATGTGCTGAACGGGGCGCATGAAGTGACGGTGCACGGCCGTGTAATGTGGGCGTGGAACGGTAGAAAACTCTGAGGCAAGGGGTAACAGGTGTGGCGTTTCGTTCCTGCGTGCGATTTCCGGAGGTGCTCGCACTGAGGCAGGACATTCAGGCGCTCCGAGGCTTGGCTGTTCTGCTGGTCGTCGCTTTTCACGTGGCGCCTTCGGCCGCACCGGCCGGATTCCTCGGCGTCGACGTGTTCTTCGTGATTTCCGGGTATCTGCTGGCCGGCCAGGTCATCGCGGCCAGGGCCCGAGGGTCTTTTTCCTACCGCACCACGCTGTGGCGTCGTTTCGTCAGGCTCGCTGTGCCCGCCGCGCCGGTCTATGTCGTGGTGGCCATCGCCGGCCTCGTGCTACTGACGGCCGACGAAAAGGCCGCTCTTTGGGCGCAGCTCGCCGGTGCGATCACCTTCACGTCGGATGTCGTCCTGTGGTCGCAGGGCGGCTACTTCGATCAGGACGCCGCAACGAAGCCACTGCTTCACACATGGGCCTTGTCGACAGTTTTTCAGGCTGCGGTGGTCTTTCCGCTGATCGTTGGCGCCTGGACTCATTGGCGCCCTGGCGTCGCGGCAGTCGCGGTCGCTGGCTTCGTGGCGTTCGCGTTGCTCGCCCGGCACGCTCCGGACGCGGCCTATTTTCTGACACCTTTCCGCCTGTGGGAGTTTGCGGTGGGCGCTCTGGTCGCCGGCGTTTCGTCGCCCGGCGCCGCGCCGGCCGCTCGTCGATGGGCGATGCCCGGTGTAGTTGGCGCAGTCGCTGGTGTGGCATGCACAGCAGGTCCCGGACTGCAGCCGGAGGCGACCATTTTCGTGTGCATTGCGGTCGCAATGGCATTGGTGCTGCGTGCGGAGACTTCGCCGGTGTGGCGGCCGTTTGCCGCGCTGGGTGCAATTTCGTATCCGCTCTACCTCATCCACTGGCCTGCGCTCGCCTTCGCGCGGTCGCTCTACCTTGGAGTTGATCCGCCAGTCGTGGTCGTGGCCGCGATCGTGGTGGTCTCGATCGTATTGGCCTACGCCCTTCACCGAGCCGTTGAGGTACGACGGCCGATCGACGCTCGGCACGGAATGGCGGCAGCCATGGTGGCGGCGCTGCTCGCCGGTGGTGTGCCGGGAAGCGCCGACGCGTCGCCCGGTACCGACTGGCGCGAAGAGAGGCGCCCGAACACTGGCCTCGGCTCACAGTGCGAGTTCGACGGGCCGTTCGAACCGCGTAGCGACTGCATGACCACGTCGGCGCCGCAGATCTTGGTGTGGGGCGACAGCGTCGCCATGCAGTGGGTCGAAGGGTTGGTTCGCGCAGACACCGGCCATCTGGGCATCGCACAGGCGACGATGAGCACATGCGGGCCGATGCTGGGTATCTCACCCGTTTATTCCGGGGCGCTTGGCGATCAGTGGGCGCGCCGATGCCTGGCGTTCAATGACGCCGTGCTCTCGTGGCTGCAGCGTGAGACCGGAATCCGTCACGTCTTGCTTTCGTCGATCTTCGCCTACAACGTCGAACGCGGTCAGCAGCTACTGACTCGCCAGGGAAGGGCGCCACAGACGGTCGACGCGGCCCACGCGGCGCTGATGAAAACAGTCAATGCAATTCGGGCGGCGGGCAAAAGTGTCACCGTTGTCGGCCCGGCGCCAGTTGCGGACTTCGACGTTGGCGCCTGTCTTGAGCGCGTCGCGTCCGGCCTGCCGATAGCCGGCCGGCGCACATGCGATATCGACCAGCGCGACCACGAGCGAACCGCAGCAGCCGTGCTCGAGCTGCTGCGCCGAGTCGAATCATCAAGGGTGTCGGTCGTGCGTCCCACGGCGGTGCTCTGCGACGGCCGCGTCTGCCGCACAGAGCTCGACGGGCAGGCGCTGTACCGCGACAAGACACACATCAGCTACACCGGGTCAGTGGCGCTGGTCGCGCGGCTCGGGTTGCTCAGGAAAGTTACGACAAGAGATTTCAGGACATCTGCTCAGAGGTCCGCGGCGAACTGAGGCGCGCAGAATTCCCGGAATAGCGAACCAAGAAATTAATTAGAAACGATGTGATCCGTCCCGCCGCCTTGCGGCAAAACCGGAGCGCATCATGCAATCAAACTCTCTTCGCCCTGCCCAGGCTGCCGCCTTTCTTGGCATTGGACGCGCAACTCTCTGGCGTTGGTCGCGTGACCGTCCTGACTTTCCCCGGCCGCGTCGCCTTTCAACACGCTGCACTGTATTTGACCAAGCCGAACTGACCGCTTGGCGTGACAGTCAGACCGTTCTGCCCAAGGCGGCCGGAGTCTAGAAGAGGCTTCACTAGTTTGAGCCCGCCCCGAGCGGGCTTTTTTTCGCCCGTCTTTCTCCGTCTCCGCCCGCCCGACCTGCGCGCAGCGACCCCGGCCTGCGATCACCCAATCGCCGCCGCATCACTTTCGTAGTCATCCAAAAGGATGAGTCAGAAAAAAATTACCCAAAGGTATTGACCGGAGATTTACCGACGGGTAATGTTCATCCCGTAGCAAGCGCCAACGAACGCATACGGAGGATGAGATGGACACCAGACAGCAGGCCGAAGCAGTCATCGAAGCACAGGTCAGAAACCAGATCGAGCACCGCGGCCGCATGCCCTCGGGCTCGCTCGAATACAACGGCGCAGACATCGAAATGTTCAGTGGCGCCGTGCTGGTGGCGATGGCCACATGCGACACGCCTGACGCGCTGATGGCCGCGCTGCGCCAGGCTCGCGAGACGCACATCGTCATGCCGCTTGCCGAGGTCGCGATCCAGTGTCGCGGCGAGGATGTCGCCGCCGATTTCGAGGACGAGGCGCGCGAGTCCCGTGCTGCGGCGAACCGCAGCCGCATCGTGATGGCGGCCGTTTCGGGGTGGCAGCAATGAAGCCCGCACCGGTCCTGACCGCGGTCCTGATGGACCTGCCGGTGCGTGCAGCAACAACCCGCGCGATGCTGGCCTACGGCGGCACGTTTGTGCGCCGTCTCGCCGACCTTCTTGTTGTCGCCGACACGCAGAACGCCGCGAGTCTGGTTGCTGCCTTCCCGGATGTCTTTGCCCGGTACGGTCCCGGCAGCGCGCCGTTCGAGGCGGTCACACGCGGCGAGGTACCGGCATGAGCGCCGTCCGAGCCTTCGAGAGCGCCTACCCGGGTTCGATGTTCGAGCGCCGCGATGGGTACTACGTCGAGCGCAACGACCACAAGAGCATGGCCGCGGCGCTGGTCGAATTGATCGCGTCTCGCGACCGCGAACTGGACGATCTACGCGATGCGGTCAAAAGCTACCAGCGACTGCTGGATGCCGCGCCGCACCTGATGGACGCATTGAAACATGCCAGTGGCTGCTTCGAGGCGGCCGAGTGCGAGGGCTTCTCCGTGGCGCTGCAGGAAGGCGACCTTGATCGTGTCCGCGACATCTGGTCCCGCCGCATCTCGCGTGCATGCGAACTGATCCCCTCAGCTCTCGCCAAAGCCGGAGGTGCGTCATGAACGACTCGCGCTACGAATTCGCGACACGCGAAGACGTCGATTGCCTCGTGACGGCGACATGCCAGAACAGCCAGGCGCTGACGCTGATTGGCGAAACGCAGGGCTTCGACGCAGTCATGAACACGCTGCTGGTCGCCGGCTGCCTCTTCATGAACCAACGCGCCGGCATCACGCCCGACGACAACACGCCGGTCTATGAGATTGCCCGCGCCGCGCGGCTGCTCGGACTGCACCTGGCCATCAACAAGGCCGGGGAAGTCGTCGTCGTGCCGACCGGCACGCCCGGCTTTCGCCCGGTAGGCGTGGTGGAGCGCGACGCCGCCTACGACCAGACGGAAGCTGGCGCCCGCGTGACCGACTGCGCGAGCGACCCGCTGCGAGGTGCCGCATGAGCACCGCAGAGATCCTCATCGGCGGCGCGATCTACGTCTTCGTGTGCTGGGTCGTCGCGCAGCTTTGCTCGGTCATCGCCGACGAGATGGGCGGCCCGGACGACGACGAAGTCGGAGCGCGTGATGAATAGCCGCCGCGTCTTCGTCCGCGCCCGCGCGCTGTTCCGGCTCGTTCAGACCGATCTGCGCATCCGCTCGACAGCGATATCTGCGCTCGGCTCATCGAGCGCGCTGCGTACATCCGAGTTCATGCGCGCCGATGCCGTCCGCCTCTGTACCGACCACGGAAAGCACCTCACCCGGCTCAAGGCCCTGCGCGACGCAGAGCACGCCGCCTATCGCGCGGTTCGCCGCGCTCAACTGATTGGAGTCATTCGATGAATGCACCCGAACGCATCAACGGCATTGAGCCGCTGGCAACTATTCGCGCCAGCTCGTGGCCATCCCTATTCGACTGCGGGCACCGTTGGTACTGGCAAAACATCGTCGGTATCAAGAACCCATCATCCGGCGCTGCCGCGCTCGGCACTGCTGTGCATGCCGGCACCGCGGCATTTGATGCGGCCCGCCTGATTGACGGTGCGTCGATCAGCGTAACCGACGCGGTCGACGCGGCACGCGACAACCTCGCGCACCCGGAATACGAGGTTGCCTGGGATGAAGACCTGTCGCCGAACGAGGCCGACAGCTTCGCCATCAAGCTGACGACGCGGTACTGCAACGAGATTGCGCCGATCCGCACCTATTCGGCGGTTGAGCTCGAATGCGAGGCGCTGGACATCGCCACCGAACACGGCGTCGTTCGTGTCACTGGAACGACCGATCGCGTCCGTGTGCTGGAAGACGGACGCCGCGGAATCAGCGACATCAAGACTGGTGGCCGCGCGACGGAAAAGGCGCCGGACGGCAGCCGCCGGGCTGTCACCAAAGGACACCACCTCCAGCTCGGTATCTACACGCTGATGGCCGAGCAGGCCAGCGGTGAGCGCATGGAGGCGCCCGCTGAAATCATCGGCCTGCAGACGACCAAGGAAACGCCGTGCGGTACCGGTGAGATCGCGGACGTGAAAACGCCGCTTCTCGGCACTGAAGAGCATCCCGGCCTGATCGAGATCGCCGCGCGAATGCTTCGCGACGGGATCTTCCCGCCGAACCCGAAAAGCATGCTCTGCAGCAACAAGTATTGCCCGGCCTACGCCGCGCACTGCCGCTACCACGACTGACCAACACGAGGACAACAAGACCATGAACGCACCCGCGAACAACACAAGCGTCACCGCGCTGCGCAGCCAGCAGACCGCGCCGCGCGAGAACACATTGCCGGCCGTGCGCGCCGGCTTTTTCGACCTGCAGGCCTTCGAGTTGATCCAGCGCGTGAGCAAGGCCTTTGCCTCGTCCGACCTCGTGCCCAAGCAGTACCAGGGGAATCTGGCCAACTGCATGATCGCGATGGACATGGCTCAGCGCATCGGCGCGAACCCGCTCATGGTCATGCAGAACCTGTACATCGTGCATGGAACACCGGGCTGGTCGTCGAAGTTCCTGATCGCGACGATCAACGCAAGCGGCCGATACAGCTCGCTGCGCTACGAATGGAAGGGCAAGCCAGGCGAAGCGGACTACGGCTGCCGCGCCTGGGCGATTGAACGAGAAACCGGTGAGCGTCTGGACGGAATCTGGGTGACGTGGGCCATGGTGCGCGCCGAGGGTTGGGATTCGAAGAACGGCAGCAAGTGGAAAACGATGCCCGACCAGATGTTCGTGTATCGCTGCGCGGCTTTCTGGCAGCGCGCCTACGCACCCGAACTCGGCATGGGTCTTCAGACCGTCGAGGATATCCAGGATACGTTCGAAGCGTCACCGGACGGCCGGGGCGGGTTCTCGGTCGACCTGAATGCCTTGCGCGACCCAGCCCCGACAACGGCGGAACCCTCCCCTGAGAAGCCCGAAAGCCCGGCCGACATGGACCGCCGACAGGACAACGAACTGCGCCAGGTCGAACAGGGAACCAGCAAACAGGCGCCGCCCGCCACCGTCCAGCAGCCGGCCGGCGACTGGATCCCGACGCCTGAAGAAGAGGCAGCGATCCGCGCGCGAGAACTGGCCGAGTCCCAAGGCAAGCAACCCGAACCGACCCGCCAGCGCCACGAACGTGGCGGCATGGACATCGAGTAACGATCAAGGGGGAAAGCTGCCCGGAGAAGCCGAAAGGCATCAGGGCAGGCGCAAGCCGACGAGGTTCCGTCACTTCTGACAATCAGCCCGGATGGGTCGAAGTCCCGAGAAGCGGGAAGTGATTAAGGCAGTGAGTACCCCACCTCATTTGCAGGCGAAAAAGGAGAAGTAACGATGAACGCACCTCAAGACTTCCGCGCGATGACTGCTGACTCCGTCGGCAAAGACCTGTTGTCGGCGCTCGTGACCGAACTGAAGCTCATGCCGAAGACGTGGCCGCAGCTTTCCGAATCGAAGCAGAACGACATCATTGATCGCCTGCGCGCTCGCGTCGACAGCAACATCAAGATGGCCGTGCATTTGCTGGCCGCACAGGGTCGAACTGTGGCGGCTGGCGATCTCGACCAGATCACCGCACTGCTGCGGCAGTACGGCTACGCGGTGGCCGAGACGACGCACGACTGCGGCCAGCTCGGCGGCCTGGCGCAGAGCCGCAAGCGATTCCTGTTGGTCGCTCGACACATCGAGAAGGTGCCGCCGTTTCTGTACGAGCCGGCGATGAAGCGGCTGCAGGGTGTCGGCACGGTGCTGGGCCGTATGCCGCTGCCCGGCGACGCGGCGGGCGGGCCGATGCACCGGGTGCCGGCGTTGATGTGGAAGACCTGGGTGCGGCTGGCGTTCGTCGAGGCAGGCAGCGACTGGCGCAGCCTGAACAGGCTGGCGATCGAGGGCGGTGTGCTGCGCGACTACCTGATCGTGCCGGAGATGCACAACGGATCACTCGGCGTGAAGCGCTGGGAAGAACCGATCGGCGTGGTGGCCGGTGCAAGCCGTCCGCAGAACGGTGCGTTCTCGGTCGCCGATCCGCGCTTCGAGCAGTCCGCGAAGTGGTCGGATGGCCAGGCCTACGGAGTCCGCAAGTGGGACTCGCACACCGGTACGGTCAGCGGCAAGACGATGCCCGGGCAGGGCTCGTTCGCGGTGTCAGACCCGCGCATGCCGCCGAGTGATACCCGGCACTACAACATATTCCGGGTCATCGACTGGCGCCACCCGTCGAATTGCGTCACCGGCTCGCAGCAGATCGGCAGCGGTGCGATGGCGGTCAGCGACCCGCGCCCGGCCGGCGAGGTTTTCGGCAAGTACGCCGTGACCGACTGGACCGACGCGGCCGGAACCGTCATCAGCGGCAGCACCACAGGGCAGGGTGCCTATGCCGTGGCCGACCCGCGCCCCGGCATGCAGCGCCAGCGCGGCGACCACTACCTGACCGGCGGTCACTACGGCGTCGTGCCGTGGTCGGGCAGCTCGGGCGCTGTGTCGGCGTCCGCGTGTCACGACAACGGGCCGTGGTCGGTCGCTGATCCTCGGGTTTGCGATTCGGTGCAAGTCGAGGCCCCTGGCGTGCCGGCGCCCGCCGACCGCCTGGTAGCGATGATCCGCTCCGAGGACGGCACATGGCACCGCCCGTTCACCACGCTGGAACTCGCCGCGCTGCAGTCGCTGGTGGATCCGGAGGCGATGCTGGAGCTGGACGGTCTGAGCGACAGCGATTGGCGCGAGCGTATCGGCAACGCTGTCCCGCCGGACGCCGCTCAGGCCATCGCCAGCGAAATGGGCCGCACGCTGCTACTCGCGTGGAGCGGCGAGACATTCACCCTAAGCAGTGCGCCGATCTGGGTGCAGCCGGCGCTGGCTGCGCTGACGGTCGCGCAGGGAGCGAACCATGGCTGAGAAGACAGCGATTGAATGGGCTGACGCGACTTGGAATCCGTGGATCGGCTGCACGAAGGTGAGCCCGGCTTGCGACCACTGCTACGCGGAGCGCGATTTCGACCACCGCCTGCATGTCGTGCAGTGGGGAGCAGGGCAGGAGCGGAAGCGCACCGGTGCCGAGAACTGGGAGAAGCCGCTGAAGTGGAACAAGCGGGCGTTCTACGAGTGCGAGATATGCGGCTGGCGCGGAGATACCCCCGAGATGGGTTTCCCCGGCAGCATTCTGGAAAACCTCGCATCGTGCCCGTCCTGCGACGCGATTCATCTTCGGGATGCCCGCCGCCGCGTGTTCTGCGCGTCGCTGGCCGACGTGTTCGACAACGAGGTGCCGGCGGAATGGCGCGAGGATCTGTTCCGACTGATCGAACAGACGCCGAATCTTGACTGGCTTTTGCTTACGAAGCGCATCGGAAACGTCTGGAACATGTTGCCCGTGCCGTTCGATTTCGACAGGCATTATCCGAACGTCTGGCTGGGCTCGACGATCTGCAACCAGACCGAAGCCGACCGGGACATTCCGAAGCTGCTCGACACGCCGGCCGCGGTGCGGTTCGTGTCGATCGAGCCGATGCTGGGGCCTGTGAGTCTTGCGCCGTGCTGGCTGAATAAGCGTTGCGGCTACGGCGATGATCATGACCGCGCGATGTCGCATTGCTTCGGCTGTGGTGCCTTGGGCGGCTACAGCGCCCGTTGTGCATGGCCGAGCCAGAGCATCGACTGGGTCATCTGCGGCGGCGAGTCAGGCCCCAAGGCGCGGCCGATGCATCCGCAATGGGCTCGCGACCTGCGCGACCAGTGCGCGGCGGCAGGCGTGCCGTTCTTCATGAAGCAGATGACCAAGCGGGCCGATATCCCGGCCGACCTGATGACCAGGGAGTTTCCTCAATGACCAAGAGTACGGGCGTCGGGCGCGGCAACAATCCAGCTTCGCACGTCAAGCGTGCCAGCGGCAATGCACACCACCGCTGGAGTGACGAACGCATGCTCAGCGAGCACGGCTACGTCAAGGTGCGTGTTGGCAAGGACCATCCGCTTGCAGATGCGAACGGCTACTGCTACGAGCACTTGCTGGTATGGGTCTCGGCTGGGCGCGAAAAGCCAGGTCCAGCGCAGTTGCTGCACCACGAGAACGAAGTCAAGACGGACAACCGGCTGAGCAACCTGAAACTGCTCAATCGCGTTGCGCATGCCGCTGAGCACCAGGGCGAACGCATGCTGACCGACGATCAAGTGCGGACCGTGCGTGAGCGCTTCGCTGCCGGCGAGGGCGGCACGGCACTCGCCGCTGAATTCGGTGTTCCGTTCCAGCGCGTCTATCGGATCGTGAAGGGCGAGACACGGCGAGGGGCTGGCGGACCTATTCAGACCGGTTCGCTGCGTGGAAGGAAGAATCCATGACCAGCATCGGCAAGAAAGCCGCCGGCCGCCGGCTCGACGGCGTCGAGCACAACGGGTTTCCGGAGGGAGGCGCGTCGTGAAGCACAAAGAGGCCTTCAAGATCATGAGCTACCGCTGCGAGTGCGGCAGTCAAGAAAAGCTATGGAACAGCAGAGACGGTGTGACGCCGTTTTCCATTCCATGCCAGCAGTGTGGCGACGGCATGGGGATGGTTCATGTTGATTGGCAGCAGGATGTTTTCGCGCCGATCTTTTCTCCTCCCGCCGGTTCGCGCTACTTCGCGGACATGACGATCGAGCGCGCTCGGCAGCACGCCGTGCGTAATGTTGATTCTTCGATCTCAATGGGACGGGTTGAGCAAAACCGCCGAAACGAGCTAATCCGCGCTCTGACAGAAAACTATTTCCGCGACGGGCGCGCACCCGACATTCTGGTGGCGAATTGATGACCGAGCGCTCCGCCCTCATCCACGCCGCCCGGGTCTATCTCGCGCAGTCCCGCCACTTCACCGGCCGTCACCGCATATGGAGCTTCAAGCTCCTGGCGTGGGCCGCTCAATGTCGGCGCCGGGCCGCGGGATTGCGACAGGCGCCCATTCAGCAATCGCTTTTCTGAGGAACTGAGATGGAACACGTTTCAGGCGACGACCGCCTCATCACCTTGAGCGAAGTGGAATCGATTGTGAGTTTCGGGAAGACGTGGATCTACGGAGAGATAAAGGCACGTCGGTTTCCGCCGCCGATCAAGTTCGGCTCGTCCTCTCGATGGTCGGAGCGAAGGGTAAAAGCTTGGGTCGCGACAAAATCTCAAGCAGTCGGGGAACAGTGAAATGACCAACACGTACTTGGAGCCGAGCGAGATACGTGACCTGACCGGTTGCGCGCACAGGCAGCGGCAGGAGGCATGGCTGAAGGCCAACAACTGGCCCTATGCTGTGGCTGCAACAGGCCACATTCGGGTGCTTCGCTCGTATTGGCATGATCGGATGAGCGGAGCAAAATCAACCGCCCCGACCGTGCATGCCGGCACGCGCCACAACTTTTCCGCTATCGCCACTTGAATGGGACGCCGCCGCACCGTCAATCGTGGCCTGCCCGAACGCCTCTACCTGAAGCGCGACGGCTACTACTACAGGGACCTGAACCGTCGCGAGACGAAGGTCGCGCCGGCCGACGATCTGCCGAAAGCGCTGATCGAGTGGGCGCAGCGCGAAGGCGTGCGCCTGAACCCTGACGCCGTCACGTTCGGCGCCGTTGCCGGCAAATTCCGCGAGCAGTACATCCCGAGCAAGGCCGCGAAGACGCAGCGCGACTACCTGCGCCAGCTCGATAACCTGATATCGGTGTTTGGGCAGTCGGCGCTGGATAGCGTCACGCCCTCGGATGTCGCCGAGTATCGGCGGGTGCGGTCAGAGAAAGCCCCTATCCAGGCGAACAGGGAGATCGCACTACTCTCTGTGCTCTGGAACTGGTCGCGAGAGCACGGCTACACATCGCAGACGAATCCGTGCCAAGGCGTGCGGAAGAACCGGGAAACCGGCCGCAGCGTCTACATGACGGACGCCGTCTACAGTGCCATCCTGCTGGCCGGCGACCAGTCGGTGAAGGATGCGATGCGGATTGGCAAGATGACGGCGGCGGACATCGGGGTCATCCTCGCCGCGACCACCCGGCAGATCGACGGCGACATCCTGCGCATGCAGCGCACGAAGACCGGCACAGCGGTTCGCTTCCGATTGCGCGATGAAGCTGGCGCGCTCAACGAGCTGGGGGCACTGCTTGAGGAAATCAGGACGCGGAAGCGCACGGCCACGTCCATCTATCTCGTGCAGGACGACGATGGCCAGGCGCTGACGTACGACACCTTCGTGCGGCGCTTCTCGGCTGCCCGCACGCTGTCTGGCGTCGGCAAGGCCTACCAGTTCAGGGACATCCGGCCGAAGGTGGCGACCGACATGGACGACATCAACCGGGCGCAGGCCATGCTCGGACACAAGCAAATCGCAACCACTCAGCGCCACTACATCCGGCGCGGCAAGCTGGTCGATCCCGCGAAATAGTGCGCTGATAGTGCGCGTAGTGCGCACCTCAGCTTTCCGCCGAAGCCCTGAAACCCGCGTCAGGACTGGATATTCTGGTGGGCCCCCCGAGAGTCGAACTCGGCACCAACGGATTATGAGTCCGGGCCGCTTTGCGCAGCCGATCAATCGGTTACGTCAGATAGGCACGCACTATCAGTCCAGATCCGGGAACGACAGCATGCGGGTTTGCGAGCAGCAAGGATCGGAATAGTGCGCCACGAAAACGGGCCGCTTCACCGGTCGGTGATGATCCTGATGAGCGTGCGCACGAGCACGAACAAGTCGATGCACATGCGTCGCCAGACGTTGCGGTCGGCTCGCAGCCGATCGCATTCAGGGCAGCGTTCCTGATCCACCGAGAGCGTCGTACGCTCGTTCGCAGGCCCGTCCCGCTATTCCTCTGTGGTCAGCTTCTTCAGCCAGTTCTCGACCCGCGCTCTCCATTTCGCTGAGCACGTCGGCGAGCAGATCGGGGCCGCTTCGGGCTGCCTCGCCTGTGACGGCAGATCCGGGATCTTCGCTGCTTCGACGACAACCGGCGGCAATTGCGGCGACACGGCTGCGCAGCCGCCCAGCAACATCAGATGCAGCAGCAGCGTCAGCACGAACGGCTTCGAGTTGGGTTTGCGTGGCATTGGTGATCTCCCATAGGGCGGTAAAGCGGCGAGCCTCTTCGGCACGCGCCTCGGTCTCGGCTTCGCGGCCGGCGCGTTCGAGGGTGGCCAGCTGCTGCGCGTGGTCGCGCTGCGTGCGGGCGTGTGCCGATTGTTCGGTGGCCAGCCGGTAGGTCTGCAGGGCAGCGGCAGTGAGAGCTGCGAGCAGCAGCCATGGAAGGGCGCGGGCGAGCATCACATCAGCGCTCCTTCAGGCCACGGCGGAATCGGCACGGTCTGCCCGGCGAGCCCGTGGGTGCAGTCGGCTAAAAACTGCATTTGCCCGTCACGCACGAAGCTGTGGCATATCGCGGGCGGCGCACCGTCGGTACCGGCGTCGGCTCCGTTGTAGGTCACCAGCACCGAAGGGGAAAACGTCGGTTTATGCGCGTCATCGTTCCAATCCCAGCCGGGGCCGAAGTTTTCATCGGGAGCCGAGAGGGCGCGGATTCGCACACCGTGATTGCGCTCACAGCCAGGGCACTTCCAAATCAACAGGTCACCGGCTTTGCGAAGGGTCGGGCTGATCTTCATGACGCCACCTGCTCGGCCAGACACTTCGCATGGCGTTCCTGCTGCCGCGCCCAGACGCCCGCGCATCGCTTATTTCCCGGTGTCGAGCAGTCGAAGCGAGCGGCGAAGCGGTACTTGAGCAGAGCGTCACAGGCCGCGCGGTACTCGCCGGCGAGCAGCTGGCGGCGCATGCTGCTGCTCGACCAGGTTGCTGTCCCGTACTGATAGACGAAGTCCATGTACAGGTCGTATTCGCCTTGGGTGAGTGCGACGCCGGGCAGCGAAGTACGAAACGCGCGCTCTTCGCGGCTCAGGTGTGCGTGCATTGTCATCAGCGCGCGCACCGGGTCGGTTCGGTCGCCCATCTTCACCGGCGTGCCGTCGGCCTTGAAGGTGCTGCCGAAACCTACGGTGGGCCGGTCGTCCTTCGTCGGAATCATGGCTTCGCCGACGTAGCCTTCGCCGACTGCCAGCGCGACGATCAGGGCGGCCGATACCGAGAGTCCGGATACTGCGATGCGGACCTTATTCATCTGCGTCACCTCCTGTGTCAGTTTTCCGGCGTCGATTTCTCTTCACCCAGCCAAGGTCTTCGGCCCAGTGGCGGCCGATCCGGCGCCACCACAGATCGATGATCAAGAGCACGCTGTAGAGCGCGGCGAGCGCTGCAGCGACATCGGTCCATGACGTGATCGCCACGGCGCCCCATGCGCTGGCCGCTTTGATCGCTCCTGTGGTCACTTCCTGCTGATTCGATGCCGCCATCTGCGTCCTTTCGGGCGTAAAAAAAGCTGCCCGAGGGCAGCCTGTTGATGAACTTCGCGGTGATTCAGCCGATCACGCGAATGTCGGTTCCGTCGCAAACGAAATGCTTGATCGCGCCGGCCGCGATCGTCGGCGCCCCGGACTGGCCCGAGCGTTTCACCGTGACCGTATGCGACCCGTCGTTGATGACGACCCACGTCTTGGGCACGGCTTGAATGACCAGATCGCAGGCGGCATCCGTGGCCGTGACATGCAGGATGTGCCGCGTGCTTTCGCCGCCCATCAGGGTCTTCGTGGTGAGGCCCGTCAGGTCGATGGCCAAGCGGCCGGCCACTGCGCGGTCGAGGTTGTCGAGTGCGTCATTGACGGTGACGTGGGCGTTGGACTGGCCCTGCGCCAGCTTCGTGATGCCGAGGTTTTCGGTCAGTGCCATCGTGGTGCCTCATAGGGTTGCGGGCGTCGGCCGACTGCGGCCGATCAGGTTGTTGCGCTGATACACGCGCACGTCGACACCGGGCTGAGCGCTGCCGAAGTCGGTGATCTGCTGCGCCTCGGTGTAGGTGACGGTCGGCGTGCTGGTCGTCAGGGTGCGGACGACATCAGAGCCGTCGAGGATCTCGACCTCGTACGCCTCGGTGGCGTCGTCGAACGGGATGTCACCGGTGTCCGGCAATTCGGTCCCGACGCGGCTGCGTCTGATCCACGTGATGGAAAGGTCCGCACCGCTTCGCGCGCCGCGCACATCGACAGGCGGCCACGGCCGCGCGGATTCGCCAGAGATCGCGAATGACTCTTCCGCACCGCTTCCCGCGGCCGCGCCGAAGGGTGTCATTCGGTACAGTCGCTCGGGTCCGACGTCGGATACCTGCGCAGGGACAAACACGGTGCCGGCGAGCATCGTGAAACCCTCGTCTGCACCGTGGTCAGTCATCGCCCACTCAGTCGCGCGGCGCCCGCGGAGTAGTCGGCTCAGGCGGTACGTGCTGGGCCCGATCAGTGTGGCGGTGCCGAACTGAATCATTTCGCTGCCGACGTAGGCCCGGTTCGCGCCGGCCAGTAGCAGTTCGTCGGTCACGCTCTCCAACTCACCCCGGATCACCGTCACATCGACCGTCGAAACCGTGTCGATGTTGCCCGCTCCGATGTGCTCGGGTGGATCCGGCAGCGTGCTGCCGCAGAAGCCCATCACCGTGTAGCTGGGCAGCGCAGCCACGCCCGCCCAGGTGGCGCCGCTGTCGTAACTCACCTCGAGCACGCCGGAGCGCCATGACGCGCCGCTTCCTGTCGCCGCCAGCCGGTAGCCAATCTGCTGTGACTCGGCATCGGTGAGCGGCGGCGCGTTGTACAGGCGCAGCGTGGTCTCCCCATAGACCGGGAGCGTCTGGCCGGGAAACTCGCCACTGCCGCCCGACCCAGCGCCCGCCAGCACACTGGCGTCGTATGCCTCGCCCTCGCATCGCAGGGCGCCGTTGGCGCCGATCGTGATCTTGCGAAAGCGCACGACGTGCCGCCGGCCGTCGACCACGATGCCGCGCACGTCACCGGGCTCGATCTCCAGATACCGGTTCGGCAGCCCGAACTCGCCGTAGCGGTTACGCGCAGTCCAGATGCGGTAGAGCAGGGCGTCGGCTACGTCAGCAGCGGCGGCGGCAGTGATCGCAAGGGGCGTGGAGACAACAACCGATTCGACAGAGCGTGTCACCTGACGCCGTGCCGTCTGCGCGTTCGCCTGGAAATCGCGGTCGGGGTCGGTATGGCTGACCGTGACGACGCGCGGCAGGCCGTCCTCGCGCATGCGCCGGCGCGGGAATCGGTTCTCGCCTTCGGCAAGCAGGTCGGTCTCCGGAATGTCGTCGCCGACCGTCTGCTCGATCGGTCGGAAGGCGATAGCGGAGCCGTTGTAGACCGACTGCAGGCCGAGGCCGGTCAGCACCTGCTCGAGGAGCTTGCCGGCCGCGCCGGGTGTGATTCGTGCACCGGTCGCCTCTTGCGAAACCTCGGTCACGTCGACCTGCGACTCAGTCAATCCAGCGAGTTTGCACAGGTCGAGAATCAACGTTGCGACATAGGCTGCGGCGTCTGCCTCGCCTGCGACCACCTCAACCTCGATCGCCGGTACTCGGTTGCCGAACTGATTGACGGGTAGGTCGTTGAAGACGATCAGGCACCGGCCGCGGTACGCCGGTGTGTTGTCGGCGCCGAGATGCCCTTGCATGATCGATGACGGCATCTGAGACGGCCCGCCAGGCATGAACTCGAATGTGCCTCCGCCGCTGAGCGTGCCGGTCAGATGTAGGCTGGTGCTCGGCGCTTCCCACAGCAGTTTTTTGTCGGCCCATATCCGCAGCGGGCGGTTTGCCGCGTTGCCGGCGCACAGCAGCGCGGCGAAGTCGGCGTAGTAGGCATACGTGGTCGTCGTGACCTCGGCGCCACCGCCGCCTTTGCCGCCTGCACTTTCAGTCGAGCGCGTGACCACCTCGCGCAGCGGTGTTGCCCAGATGACGTTCCCCGGCAGTCGGCCACGACCATGCAGGATCGGGATGCCGGCACCGTACTGCGAGCCGACAACAGCGAGGTCGTTGAGGCGGTCGCCTTCCTGGGAGTACTTCTGCTCGGTCGCGAACAGCGCACTGACGGCGTAGTTGAAGGCGAACGACGCAATCGCACTGCCGATCGAGAACTCAGCCATTCAGCCACCCGTAGCGCGCCACAAGGCGATCCAGCCACATGGGCGAAAGACAGACGATGCCCACACCGGTGCGCGTCGCCGAGTGAATCATCCAGCCGTCACCCAGTGCGATGGCGACATGCTGAGGGTCATCACCGACACGAAAAACGAGAACGTCGCCGGCGTCGATCGGCAGCAACTGCTCACAGCGTTGAACGAGGCCGCTCGACTCGATGCGATCGAGCAGGGCGCGACCCTGCGCGCTGCGCGAGTAGTTCGCCGGTGTCTCGACCGTAATGCCTTGCTCAGCGAGCGCGACGATAGCCAGCCCAACGCAGTCGATGCCGAATCGGTTCCGCCCCTGATGGTGGAAGGGCACACCTTCCCATCGGCGCAGCTCCTGTAGGAATCGCTCGATGTCCATCAGCCGATCCCCGGCGCAAAGAGTGCATCGACACCCGGAACATCAGGTTCGCCCTGGAAGTTGATGACGTTCTCGAACACGTCGCGGCATGTCGAGCGGGTTTTGTCGCAGCCGGCCGTGACGCGCACCGTGTCGCCCACTTCGGGCACGACCGCCAGCGGTAGATAGAGCGTGAGGCCAAGGCCGCTGTGCGCCCTGATTTCCATCGACAGGCCTTCGGCCGGGCCGTCCATTACCTCGATCAACCCGTTCTTGTACGTGCCGGCCGGCAGCAGCGACGGACCGGTCAGGGTCAGCGTCCGGGCGTCGCTGACGCCAGCCAGCGTGTAGGTGTGCCGCCACGTCGACAAGCTGGCCAAGCAACGGCCGTCGCCGAACGTCGCCCGGCATGTGGGTGTGGTCACCTCGCCGATGGTGGTCTGCAGCGCATGCGTGAGGCCGTTGATCTCGGCCGTGTATGCGCCGTTGTCCATCTCGATCTCGCCGAACTTTCCCTGGGCGAGCGATATCGGCGGCAGATCAAGATTCGCGAAGGCGAGGAAGACGTCGACCTGCGCGTAGTCGTAGCGGCCGAGCTCGAGGTCGTCGTCGGTGATGAGCGCGCTGTTCAGCACGCCGCGGATATCGAGGTTGTCGGGCGAGAGGCCGTCGCTCAGCGTTACCGCCGTGCGCTCTGTGGATCCGTTGGGCGCGTATGTCTGCGCGTCGACGACGATCTCGACGTCGGCGTCGGCCATGCGCAGCACCTCACCATCGGTACGAGTGATGCGCCAGCAGGTCGCCAGCATTGTTGCCGGGCTGGATAACGCTTCGCGCTGCTCCGGGGAAAGCGAGCGCATCAGACACGCACCTCGACCAACGGAATCGTCCCGGGCGAAAGCAGTAGCTCGTCGCCACTGCGCGCGAGCAACTCTGTCGGCAGGCTGTCGGTGTCGAAACGCACCGGAACATCGAATTCGAAGTCGGCGCTGATCACACCGGCGGCCGGTGCCGCGGTGAAACTGACAAGCCCGGTCAGCGGGTTGATCGTCCAATCGGTGCCCGGGACGGCGACGCCATTGCGGTAGATCACCACCGTTGCGGCGACGGGCTTCGTGATCGTGCGGACCAGCTCTTCGGCGCCTACGACGTACTCCTTGCGCAGCTGGAAGTTCGTCAGAACACCGTCTGCCGTCCCGATCACCTGGCCGATGGCCTGATAGTCGGAGAAGTCCTTGTAGCGGAAAGAGCGCCAGCGCCCGCGCGCAACCATGAACAGATCCCGAACTTGCGCGAACAGCTCGCGGTCGGTCACCGCCATCGACGCGTCGTAGTCGTGCAGCGGCATGGTCCAGCGCGCGTTGCGTGCCTCGTCACCGCTCTGCACGGGAACAACCGATGTCGAGAATCGTGGCCCGCCAGATGAGCCGATGCTGATCTTCGTCGGGAACCGCACATCCATGAAGTCCATGCCTTCAACCCTTCCAATCTGCTTGTGTGCCGGGAAGAACTCTTCGATGTCGCCATCGTCGAGCTTCCACAGGCCGATGCCGCCAAAGCTCTCCGCCGCCTCGCGCTGCGCGCGATCGACCGTGGCCGGCGTACCGAACCACACCTTGATGTTGTCGGTGCCCCAGCCGGCCTCGGTGTCGCGGACGTCGACGCGCTTGCCGTACGTCAGCGCACCGGCGATGCCTTGGTGGTACGTGATGAAATCTGCGGTTCCGGCAGCAACGTCCCACCGGTGACCGAATGAGCGGCAGCCGCAGAGCACCCGCGGCCAGTACGGCTCAGGGATGACCGCGCGCATGCGTGCATAGACCGCGTTCCAGAATGCCGTCGGCGCCGCAGGCCCTGGCGCGGTACCCGGGCCGGTCTCGGTGTAGCTCATCACCTTGATGGCGTCGCACACCTTCACGATCTCGCCGTGGTCGCACCAGCCCGTCCAGAACTCGGCGTCGTAGTCGGTTCCAGTCGCCGCGGGAACCGTGGCATGCAGGAGCTTGCCGGCCGCGTGCATGGCGCGCGCGAGCTGGCGGTAGAACGTGGTTGCTGCCGCGCGATCGGCAGCGGGCACGGCCTCGATGTTGCACGTGATGCCGTCCCAGCCGTTGTCTACCGCCGCTGCCACGATCAACGGGACGTAGGTCGCCGGGTTGTTCACCACGTGCGATCCGATGTCGGCGTCCGGCTCACCGGTGCCAAGGTTGTTGTTGATGATCAGCAGACAGCGCACACCGCGCGCCTGCAGCCACCCTTTGTCGTCGGCATACGGCGTGCTGCTGTAGGTGCCGCCGTCGTTGATCGGGTAGGCGACAAGGCCGCCCTCGCCGTCGAATGCCCAGGCGTCGAAGGCCACATAGTCGAGAACGGCGGCGCGCGCGCGGGCGGTCGCGTTACCGAGTGGATCCGCTTCCATGCTGGCCTGCCACGCGACACCGCGATGCTTCACGTCCTGGAACAGGTAGCCGCTGTATGCCTGCAGGTTGTTCAGACTCACGGCCGGCGCCTGGTCGCCGTAGATGAGCCACCGGCCCAGCGCGTACTCCGTCTGCCGCAGGTCTGGCTCTCGCACCTCACCTTCGGCGACGTTGCGTATCGCCTGAATCGTGTAGCCATGCGTCAGCCCGTTGGCGGCGAGGATCGTCTTCAGGTCGGCGTTGATGTCCTTGAATCCGGGCTGCTGCTGGATCGCGCCCGCGCCCTCCGCGTAGTAGCTGCCGAACGGATACACGAGTTGGTCGAACGCTCCGGCGTAGGCGGTGGCCGCGCGCGACCCTGCTGTAACCGTACGCATGCCCCACCGCGTGCGCTGCTCGGTGCCTACTGTCGGGCCGCCGTTGATCGGCAGCACGCGCAGGTAGCGCGTGGCGCCTGCCGTCAGCAAGAACGGCGTGACATCGATGACCTGATTGCGCGCGAGGCGCCAGATCGCGGCGTCGCCGATGTATTCCCACGGGCCAGAGGAACTGTTGCCGATGAAGAGCTGGAATGTTGCCGGGTAGCTCCGGTTCTCCGCCTCATAGATTGCGGCCCTGCCAACCGGGTTTCCATCCAGCGCCCCAGGGCCGAAGGGGTTTGCATCGCCGCCAAGGAATGACTCAGGCCGCGTCAGATCGACGCGAACCCACTCAACCGTGATCGTGGTCGGCGACGACAGTGGAACGACGCCGGCAATCTTGCTCGGTGCATTCCAGCCGATCGGCACGTAGTCGCCGAAGGTCGGCCACGCCGGATTCGGATCCTGCGCGGCGGTGAAAAACTGCTGCGTCTCCCAGTACCACCAGAGCGTGGTCGCGGTCCAGACTCGCGTTTCGGTCCACGTCGCGTTCAGGTAGTTGTCGACGGACTGCCGGGCGGCCAGGCAATCCTCTTCGACGTAGCCTTGATACTGCTCGACCGTGGCGGGCGCACCGGTGCCGAAGCCCAAGATGAGGCACGGAACCACCGGCCAGCGGTCGTCGGCCGGGTAGTCGATGTATTGCCAGTACCGGTTCGGCTGCCCCTGTGAGCCTTCGGCAAACAGGCCCTGGCAGCTGGTCACGGCACGAAACGCGGTGTCGTTCGCAGTGGTCAGGCCGTACAGCAGCGCAACGCCGGTGCCGGCGTTCAACGTCGTGAATTCGAGCTCGACGGCAACGCCGGCCGCCACCGCGAAACTCGTGTCCAGCGTGATTGAATAGAACTCGCGCTCGACCCACTGCGACCGCGTCTCGTAGTTCTTGGGCTCGATCGTGCCGTCCCACACCAGCAAGCCGTCAGCTCGTATCTGCACATGGGCGTCGTACCCGGCGCCGCTCGGCTTCGAGAGCGCCATCCACAGGCGTAGCAGCTCAACCGTGCCGCTGGTCTTCGGCGTCACCGTAAGCGTGGTCACGACCGGCGTCGTGCCGTCATACGGGTCCGTCCCGAATAGCGGCACGCCGAGGGTGATGTAGTCGACGTGGGAGAAGTCCCAGTACCAGCGAGGGTCACCCGACGCGCGATACACGACGTCGCCATCATCGATCCAGCAGGGTGCCTCAAGCACCGGCGCGACATCGACCGCGCCGCCCGACTCGATCAGCGTGAGGTGGTGCATGTTGTGCGTGTGGCTCATCAACTCGACCAACCCGGTCGCGATCCAGTCCCGCACCCATTCCCAACGCGCGAAGCCGTCCTCGGAGTCGTACTTCCCGAGCCGCCGCGTGATGACGGCCAGCCCGCATGCAATTCCCTGCTCGATCAGCCATGGCACGATCAGGTTGATCGAGCCCAGGCAGTCGTCGAAGTGCAGGCAGGTCACCGGACGGTCGTAGGTGGCCAGTCCCTGCTGCCACGCCTTGTACTGGCTCGGCAGCAGAAACAGGTAGCCGGCCGCCTGCAGGCTGCGGACATGCGACTGGATGTCAGCGACGTGCTCACGGAACGTCAGCACGGCCGCGCGGTGGCTGACACAGCCGTGGTAGCAGCAGACCGTCGGGTACAGGCGCCGCTTCTGCCGGTAGGTCAGGCCGCTCATGCGTTGGCGATCCAGACGCCGGCGCGCAGGCCGACCAGCTCAGCCGGGAAGGTGAGTACGACATGCGTATGCACTTCGCCAAGACCGCCCACTTCCTCGGCCGGTGACGTCCACGTGACTTCGGTCGGTCCGCCGCTGACCGCGACCAGCACGACAGGCTCCTCCACGGTGTAACGGCCGGCCGGGAAGTCCAGCCGGATTTCCTCGGCCGAGATCGCAATGTTGGTGGCCAGCGGCCGAACGAACGGCGCCCAATCCGTGAAGCTCAAGCGGCGGCCCTCCGGACTGTGCGCGCGAGGTCAGATTCGATCTGCCGCTTCGAGCGACGGAAGTCGTCGATCGACGTGCCCGGCGACAGGTAGAAATTGGCCTGCACGGTCTGTGTGGCTCCGGGTTGGACCGCTGCGCCGGCGCCTGCGCCGGTGACCAGACCGCCAGCCGCGAATCGACGAGGCACGTAACCGCTGTCGTTGATGGCATTCAGCGTCGAGACGCCGACCTTGCGGACTGAGTCGGCGCGGACGACGAACTCGCCATTGCTCAGGCGCGCCGGGATGCTGTCACTGGTCGCGGTGCCGGCGCCGCTGACATAGCCGCCGCCGGCGAACTTGAACAGCCCGGAGAAGAAGCTGCCGATTGAGCTACCGATTCCGGAATCCTTGAAGGACTTCGCGAGCGGCGCAGTGATGCTCTCCCGCACGAACATGCGGGCGATGTCCTGCAGAACGCCCCGGGCCACATCGCCCAGACTCTTGAAATTGACGATCGCATCTTCGAGCGCGCTGGTGAAGGTGAGGCCCAGTTGCTCGACAACGGACTTCTGGTCCTTGAGCTGCTTCGTCGTGCGCTCGAGCGCGGACTCCTCCTGCTCGACGAGCCGCAGTCGGGCGTTGAACGCTTCCTCCGCGGTGAGTCGGCCCTGCGCCTCGAGCGCGGTGACCAACTGGATCTCTTGGCGGTACTGACGAGTAGGGTCGGCGAGATCGCGGTAGCGCTCGGCAAGCGAGCCGACGGCTTCTTCCTGAGCATTGGCCTGACGGATCGCCTCGTCGTTCGCGGCCTTTCGCGTCCGATCGAAGTCGGCGTATGCCCGCTCAACGTCTGCGTTGAACCTGAGCTGTGCGTCGTCGATCCCGAGGACCTGCTCGGCGGCGAGAAGTCGCAGCTCGTTCTCGCGCTGGGCTTCGCGGCGTGCATCTGCGGCGGCGGACTTTGATTGCTTGCCGCCACCAGTCCGCGTGCCTGTTCTTGGTGCTGCATTGGCGGTGAATTCGTCGATCGAGCCGCCGAAAAGGCTCTCGCCGAACTTCTTGTTCTCGGCGTCCTGGGAGGCGCGCGCCCGCGCCGTCAGGATCGATGTGGAGAGCTTGTCGACCTCAGCTCGCGCGGCCTCCGCATCCTCCTTCATCGCCGCGCCGATGGAGTTGAAGCCGCGGAAGTCCAGCCTGGCCAGAGCCACCGCCTGCGCCGCAAGCCCGCCGAGCTCGCGGCCGGTCGCCTTGAAAACGTAGGCGACGTTCGCACCAACTACCGCTACCGTCTCGAACACGGCGGCCACGCCTTCCTGGATGGCCTTCATCGCACCGGTCTGGCGCGAGTTCTCGGCGGTGGCGTCGTTCATGGCATTCAGGATCGTGATCGCGTCCTGAATGGCGCTGGTGGCCAGCTTGACGCTGTCGAAGATCACGCTGCCCGTGGCGTTCTGATTGACGGTGCGGAACAGCTCATCCCATGTGTCGCCAAGGTTCGAGAGTGCGCCATCCAGCGACTCGGCACGGCGCTGCATGGCTCCGGCGAACTGGTTGTTCCCGATCTCGTCCAGATAGCGCGTGATCTCGGCGGCGTTGTTGCCGATGGTCTTCGTGATGCCTTGGAACGTCAGGGAGACCGTCTCGCCGTCCTGTCGCGCCTTGATGCCGAATTCCTTGAGGCGTTCGAACTCGCCGGTGGATGCGTCGGCGACGGCTTCGATGAACTGCTCGAGCGACTTGCCGAAGGCGCTGGCGGTGTTTCCGTAGCTGGTCAGCGTCTCGCGCGTGGCATCGAGGCCGAGTGCCTTGAGCTTCACGAAGGCCGTCGTCACCTCGTTCAGGGCGAACGGCGTTGTTGCCGCAAAGTCCTTGATCCAGGCGAACTCGCGTTCCGCCGCCTTGCTGCTTCCCGTCACGGTTACGAGGGAGGCGTTCAGGACGTCGAACTGCCGCTGCGTCGACACGAGCTTGCCGACGACTGCGCCGACGGTCAGCCCTTGAAAGGCTCGTTTGAGCAGGTTGATGCCAGCCTCGGCGCCCGACGCCTGTTGTCGGAGCCGCGAAAGCGCGCTGCCGGCGCCGTCAGCTGACGACGCATCGACGCGAATGCCAAGGGCAGCAACATCGACCATCGGTCACCTCAGAAATGGAAACGCCGGCAGGTGGCCGGCGTCATGTTGATGGGGGTTTTCGGAGTTCGTCGAGTGCGGCGTCCTCCATGACTTGCAGGTCGCTGAACACGCGATCGCGGTCCGCCTGGCGGACCTTGCAGCGCCGCCAGATTTCTGGAAGTACGTTGTAATCGAGGCCGATCAAGCCGGCAGGGCCGACACGCCACTGCGTCTGCATTGCGGACAGGACCTGGAGCGGCAGCCAGTTCTCCCGCCAGACTTCGAACACGTCGTTCGCAAAGTCCTCAGCCGTCAGCCCCAGTTCCGCCATGGCTGCAGCCGACGGCGCCGGGCTGAACAACTCCCGTGCCGCCGCCCTCAGTTTCCCAGCCGTGCGCCTTTCAGTTCGGCAACGAACGTCTGGATGATGGCCGTCGGCGCGTTCAGGTAGTTCTCGAACAAGTCGGCCAGCGATTCGCGGGTGAAAGGCGCATCCGCGATATCCCAGTTGCTGGCGATCTCCATCACCAAGTCCTCGTCGGCCATGTCCTTGTTCTTGTCGCTGAACAGCGCTTCGAATTCCGACTTCGTCTTGTGCTTGAATACGAACTTGATGAGGCCGGGCTTTTCCTGCCCCGGCACGGCGATCTTGACCTTCGCCTCGAAGGTTGGGGCGGCTACGATCTTGAATGACATGTGGCCCCCGATTACGACGCGTAGCGCGTGCTGCGCGGGTTCGCGTAGGAGAAGGTCGCGACGACCTGCTGATTCTGATTCGCGGTGAACGTCGGCTCGCCGTCGAAGGACACGTACATGTTGTAGTAGATCTTCGAGCTGTTCGGCAGCGTTGCCAGCAGGACGTGGGGCGTGTTCAGCAGGTCCGCATTCACCAGCGTGTCATGCCATGCCAGGGCGGGGTCGTAGTCGAGCGTCAGCTGCAGCGACCGGGCGTTCTTGAAGGTCGGACGCTGGCGCTGCTGGCCGTCTTCCAGATACACCCACTGCGCGAACTGCTGCTCGCCGCCGGAGGAGGCGGAGTCGGTGACCTGCGAGAACGGCACGAAGTCGGTGACCTTCACCGCACGGCCCGCGCCGGCGCCTGCCGGGTAGAGAATCGCGCTGGTGGTGTCGATGCCTTCGAGATCGAACGCATCCGTGACGGAGTCGTCGACTCTCGCGACGCGCCCTTCCATCCGTGGCCAGCCGGAGGAAATCACGAGGATGTCGCCATCGGTGTAACCGTGCGTGGTCGACGATGCGACGCCTGGATTCGCGTTTGAGATACCGGAAATGATCTTCGCTGCCGCGTATGTCGTGCCCAGCGAGAAGATGGTGCCGTTCGGAAAGGACGATGCGCCGAGGATCAGACCCTGACGGTGCATCCAGTTGCTCAGCGCGACGAACGCGGGTTCGAAAAAGGCGAGCAGCAGCGCGCCGACGAAGGACATCAGCTTCTTCATGGTAGTGGTCTCCAGAAATGAAAAAGCCCGCTCAAGGCGGGCTACGGGGTGCTGCTGGTCGGCAGAACTCGGGTCAGGTCTGCGCGTAGTAGC